ACAGATGTATTCATCTGCTAAAACTCCTTGTCCTATATGTGGTCGCACGTCTAGCGGCTGCAAGACGGACGGAGACCTGTTGTATTGCCGCATCGGCACCAAGACCAGCCCATTCCAAAAGCACCCACAGCTCAAGACCGGTGACGTGGTTGGTGAGTGGGCCTGCGTCAAGATCAACCCGACCGCTGAATGCGTGACCTTCAAGCCGCATAAAGAGCGTACGGCTGTGAAGTACCGGTCCTGGAAATATTTTGCACCGAATGGCCGGTCATACCAGCACAACCGCACCGACTACAACGTCGGTCCCAAGGATGTCACCTGGTCTAAGGGCACCAAGGTAGACACACTGTTGCCGCTGTGGTATGAGAGCCTGCCGGATTCAGGTGAAACGGTCTATGTGGTCGAGGGCGAGACTTGTGCGGAAGCGTTGCGTGCCCTGGGCTTGTGGGTGACCAGTGTGCCGAATGGTAGCGGCAGCTGGAAAGGTGGCATGCCTGACATGCCGAAGCTACAGGACAATGATCTGGTGTTATGTCCTGATCGTGACCGGCCTGGTGTCGAGCTTATGCAGCGGCTCGGCGACTCCTTCCCTGGATCGTCATGGCTCTGGGTGGAAGGCACGAACGCGGATGCATGGGACGACCCGTCTGACGGCTATGACGTGGCCGACTGGGTGATAGATGGCGCTGATCGAGAACGTATAGAACTTGCCATCCGACGGGAAGCACCACAGCTCCCGGTTGCGCCGTGGTATGAGCGGATTGGTGATTACAAGACGGAAAAGGGTGGCTACAGCCGTCTGAAACTGCTTGATCTGTCGAAGGTCCTGTCCTCGATGCTCCATAGTGCGTTGCGTTGGAACGACCTTAAGCAGGCTATCGAGATTGATGGTGCGCCGATGTCAGAGATTGATGCCAAGTTGAGTTATGGCAGCTTTCAGGCTGCGCATATTGATGTTTCCAAGGATGTCGCGCAGGATGCCCTACTGCTCAGTGCCCGTGAACGGCCCTATCACCCGATCCGCGATTACCTAGAGTCCTGCAATGACCCATTAGAGGATGTTGTCTGGCAGAACATCGCAGGTGAGCTCCTGGGCACACATGCCGTCGACTTCGACAATTCGGCATTGCGTAAATGGCTGGTCTTTTGTGTGGCCCGTATTTATGAGCCGGGCTGCCCGTGCGGTTTTGTACACATCCTGGCTGGTGACCAGCACCTGCACAAGACGCGCTTTTACAACACCCTCGCATCAGAGGCCTGGTTCTATGAGGGCTTCATTAAGACCAACAAGGATGCAGACGATATCACCGGTTTGCATATGCGGTGGATCTGTGAGTGGGGCGAGCTGGATGGTGGCATCAAGAACCGCGATAGTGCAGGCCTCAAGAATTTCATCACCCGCAAGACTGATCTGGTGCGTGAGGCATACGGCAAGGGTCACAAGGAACGGCCGCGTTCTTTCGTCCTATGCGGCACCACCAATAAAAAGGACGGTTTCTTCAGTGATGAGACTGGCAACCGCCGTTTTGTGATCTTCAATGTCGAAGAGCGCATCAACAGTGAGAAGATTGAGGACTTGCGCGATCGGATCTGGGCTAGTGCGAAGCGCGAGTATTTCAAGGGCACACAGTGGTTCCTAGATGAAGCGGAGACTCAGATCAATAATGACCGCAACCGTGGCCTATATGCAGAGGACCCGTGGTTGGAGAAGATCTCCTCACACCTGGTCTACCGGTCCACCGAGTACGTCATCAGCAGTGATCTGTTGACTCACGTGCTGGAGGTGCCAATCGAACGTCAGACGCAACGGGAGCTGGTGCGGATCAACCGCATCCTGACTGCATGTGGGTACTACAAGAGCCGCAAGAAGCTCAATGGCTCGTTCAAGCATATCTGGCGGCGTTGCGGCACTGACGAGTGATACCTACCTATTACCCGCCCTTACCGTCTGTTACCTACTCATGTCTTTTATGGTTGTTCGATCTCTTAACTGCGATAGCAGGGGTGAGCAGGTATTACAGGTAAGGGTAGGTAATGCAAAGCGTCAATCGGGACGCGGCCAGTGTTTGGTTTACTTACTTTACCCCCTATATAGGGGGGGGTTAGAAAAAAAGTTGGTTGTCGGGAAGGGAAAAAAGGAGTGGGTAGGTAAGTAGGTAAGTAGGTAATTTGCGTTAGATTTGAGACATGGCCCCAAGGACTCCAGAAAGTATTCGCAAAGACCAACTCCGAGTGGTCAAACAATGGCTTGATTTATCTTGGCCACGGCACCGGATATATGAGTCTGCTGCGCAGGCCTGGGACTTCGATAGTGACCAAACAGATGCGCTGATTTCAGACGCGAGGTCTGAGTATAAAAGCTCAATGAGTGTGGAGCGCTCGGAGTTCCTAGCACAGCAGATGACCAGGCTTGAGGCACTCGCTGCCAAGGCTCAGGAAGACGGGCAACTAGGTGTGGCGCTAGGATGCTATCGGGAGCTGCACATGCTCGCAAGCCTCACTGGGAAGTAGCAATGGCACGCCGGTACGTACGCGACAAAAACGGCCGCTTTGCTAGCACTGGTAGTCGCAGCAGTGGTCCGACTAGGGCTTATGGCACCGCTTCTACGGCCAAGCTTCAGCAAGAACAACGAGCAACCGGCATCGCGAATCGCGTTTCACGCACTGCTAGACGTGCTGATGATGCGGCCATGAGTCGCTTATCTAGGGCTGCGGCTACATTTAGAGCCAACCCGACAGCTGCCAATAAATCTGCTTGGCTAAAAGCGAGCAAAGAAAGAGATGCTACGTTTAAGACTGCTGCGCAGCAAAAAGGCCGAGCGCGTAAAGCTGCAGAACGAAAATTCGGGTTGACGCGCTGATGATGGAAGAAGGCGTGTGGGTGGAATATAAGGATCTCAAGGCTTGGGTGAGTAGCCACCACCTAGTGCACGAAAAATATTTGATGTTGCAACGTCTTTACGAGCGCCGCAAAGAATCAGGCGAACCACCCGTCACACATCCGTGCTGAAGCAGCTGCGCCGTCACGGACAAAAGCGATATTGATCAGCTCGTCAAGCATGACCTGAGGTGCGTCGATTTTCAGCAGCTCACGGCCCAGGACGATCAGCTCGTCGATGTTAAGTGTCTGAGCTTTGGTGGTGAACTGTTCGAGGGTGGTCATTTGTTTGGGGGTGGAATTGGGTGGGAGAGACGGTGAAGGATTCTAGGTCGCTCTTTGCTCACCTGAGGGTCCGTTTTGCCCTCCCATATACGTAGTATATCACACCCGATCAGGGTGTGTCAATACTAGGCAAAGGTCATAGCCAGATCGGTGTTCTGGCGGATGATTTGTGCTTTTTCGAAGCCGGTCATGATCAGAAAAAAAGGGGCTCATTGCCTCCCATATACGTAGTATATCATGCCAAAAAGGAAAGTGTCAATCCCTTTCAGCATGAATCACTCGATAAAAGGTCAATTCAAGGGCTGTAAGGCCTTTGGTGGATTTAGCCGCAGCTGCCTTCTTCTTGGCTGCGGCAATGACATCCTGGGGGCGATGCCCCCAGCCGGTCTGTCCGGTCATCAGGCGTGCATGGCGCGGTAGGTGGCCAGGCCTTGCTCGGTCAGGCTGATCCAACGTTCAGACTTAGCGCTGGTGCCTTTAGTGGTCTCCATCATGCCTGCCTTTTTCAGATTGGACAGACGGGGTGCATTCTTCAGGCTGATCTTGGGGATATCGCGGCCAAGACGTGCGGCGGGAGGATGGCCGTTCTCGAAATTAACGTCATCGGTGGCAGTATAGATGGCAGATGCCAGCTCGAAGAAGAAATCCTTGGTGGCCTGATTCAGCTTGTCCCAAGTGATGCCGCTGCTCTTGGTCTTCTTGATGGCTTGGGGCAGGATTTTGGCCTGGGCTTCAATCTCAATCAGCTTGGCCAGGGTGATGACTGCATCGTCCTTGCTGATGCGCTTATTACTGGCAAAGATGTAACCATTGGGGCGGAATTCGATGCCGCGATTCCGGGCAACGCTGCCGTCTTTCTTCGAGACTGCAAGCTGGCGATCCACGATGTGAAGAGCTTGCTCGGTGTAGGTGCGGGTCATGATGTGAAAGGGAGGGCTCTTTGCCCTCTATATACAAAGCATAGCATACACTTTCACAAAATGTCAATAACTACATATCAGATCATCACGTCTAATGCGTCAAGCGCTCCTACGTTTTGGCACATGGCTGCCTGCTGCACCGTGCGAATATCACGCCGTTGCAGGCAAGCCCTTTCTAAGATCTCCTCTTTGCTGCCACCCTCTTCAGCTGCCAGCATATAGGCCTGCAGTTTTTTACGTGCGCCATTCGGGATGTGAATCATCAAAGACTTGGTGTCGATACATCTGGTGATAGCTTGCCTGATCCACCAGTACGCATAAGTTGACATCTTATAGCCGCATTCAGGGTCATATTTTTCTGCTGCACGTTGCAGCCCCAAGGTACCTTCTTGGATCAGATCCTGGAAGGTGAGTGGCGTGCCTTTGATAGCGAATGTATATTTCTTAGCTACTGATATCACCAGCCGCAGATTACTGCACACAAATTGGTCACGAGCACGCCGGCCCGAGCGCACGATTGACGGCGGTGGATCAGGATGCTGTAGCCAGGCCTGGATGCGCCGGCCAAGCTCAATCTCTTGATTCTGAGTCAATAACGGATACCGTGTGGCAGTTGCGATGAAATCGCTGATATCCGTCATAGTTGCTGAGAATCCAACGCATAAAATAGCGAATGAGTAGATATCAGATCAAGTGCCGAGCATACTGGATTCTGTGACAGATGGCTTGATCCTGTCGGATCCAGATGATGAAGGCGTATCTGCTGAGCAGGTGTTGAGCCGGCTGAATGCCACGTTGCTGCCGCACCAGACTGCATTCTGTGAAGATCAAGAACACCGGATCCTCGGCCTGGTGTCCGGCTTCGGTGCAGGCAAGACATATGGCCTGTGCGCCAAGGCCATCAACATCGCAGCTGCTAATATTGGCTACGTATCTGCGATCTTTGAGCCTGTCGCGCCGATGCTGCGTGACATTCTCGTACGATCGATGGATGAGCTGCTAGAAGCGATTGATCTGCCGTATGATTTCAGGGTGTCGCCGCTACCTGAGTACGTCCTGAAGTTCAAAGAGGGCGAACACACTATATTGCTGCGGACCATGGAAACCTGGAATAGGATCCGTGGTCAGAACCTCTGCGCGGTGGGCTTTGATGAGGTAGACACCACCAATAAACGCACGGCTGAACAGGCATCACGCATGGCGTTGGCCCGCTTGCGCTCAGGTAATGTGCAGCAGTTCTATATAGCGACTACACCTGAGGGATTTGGTTGGGCCTGGGAGACGTTTGAGCGCGAAACAGCACCAGACCGCCGGTTAATCCGTGCACGCACAGCCGATAACCCACATCTACCTGACGGGTTCATCGACTCGTTGATGGCGAATTACCCAGAGAAGCTGATCAAGGCATATTTAGAAGGGCAATTCGTCAATCTCAATACGGGTGCAGTCTATGACCGGTTCAATCGTGAGATGCACGTCAGCCAACCGCCGATTGGTCTTGATGATGAGCCATTACGAGTGGGTCTCGACTTCAACGTGTCGAATATGTCAGCTGTTATCGCCGTGCGCACCAACAAGCAGTTGCACGTCATTGATGAAATAAGTGGCGCACATGATACTGACGCACTTGCTAAGGAGATCAAGTCGAGATACCCTCACCGCAAGGTATATATCTACCCTGATGCTTCTGGCGGCAACCGCAGCACAAACGCGACACGCACTGATATTCAAATATTGGAATCTTATGGCTTTAGCAATCAGTCTCCCAAGGCGAATCCTCCAGTTCGCGATCGGGTGGCTGCTGTACAAGCTGCTTTGGAGAACGGCAAGGGCGAAGTGAGACTGCAGATCGCGCAGAAGTGCGCACGCACGATCGAATCGTTAGAGCTTCAAAGCTATACGGATAAAGGTGAGCCTGACAAAGACGCCGGGTATGACCACATGAATGATGCCTTGGGGTATCTGGTCTGGCGTGAGCTGAACCCGCTCTACGTCAACGCCGGCAGGGGCACAGGTATTAGGCTCTATTAAACTGCAATTATCGGGCTTTGGGCGGTCGTGTATTCAGGGTACAACTTTTACGACCGCAAAGCAGCGGCTAACGTCACGCACGTCAATGACCCTAATGGTGCGTGGGTCAATCAAGAGCCGCACTGGGTGCTGATCGAAGACTTGATCGGCGGCACATATGAAATGCGAAGGCGGCATAGGCGATACCTGCCGCAAGAAGTACGTGAGTTGGATGAGAGCTACGATCGGAGACTTGCACGCAGTGTGTGCCCGCCATATGCACAGCGTCTCGAAAGGATGTTGGCCGGCATGCTTACCCGCAAGCCTGTCAGGCTGAATGACTCATCGGATTTGATTCGTGAGCAGCTATTCGACGTTGACTTGATGGGCAACGACCTGAATATGTGGACTTATGAAACGGCCCGCAAGATGGTCAGATACGGGCATATTGGCGTGTTGGTTGATGCACCACCTGCTGGCACTATGGGCCGGCCGTATTGGGTGACCTATACACCACGTGACATCCTCGGCTGGCGGTCAGAGCTAGTTGATGGCGCACAGCGGCTGACCATGCTGCGGCTGGCTGAAAAAGTCACACAGCCTGACGGCGAATTTGGCGAAAAGGTGGTCGACCAAATCCGGGTGTTGACGCCTGGTGAATTCAAGATCTACCAACGCAAAGAGAAGGGCGACTTCGAGATCACTGATGAAGGCGCTACTAGCACCACTGAGATCCCATTCAGTGTGGCATATGCCAACCGGGTTAATTTCCTTGAATCGCGGCCACCGCTTGAAGATATCGCTGAGCTGAATCTTAAGGCATATCAGGTCCAGTCTGACCTAGATAACCAGTTGCACATTTCAGCGGTGCCAATGCTGGCGTTTTTCGGCTTTCCATCAGCTGCTGAAGAGGTGAGCGCCGGACCAGGTGAGGCAATTGCATTCCCAGCAGAGGGCCGCGCCGAATACATCGAGCCTGCAGGCAACAGCTTTGATGCACAGTTCAAGCGACTGGCGCAGATTGAGCAGCAAATCAACGACCTGGGCCTGGCTGCAGTGCTAGGCCAAAAGCTGTCAGCTGAGACAGCCGAAGCCAAGAGGATCGACCGCAGCCAAGGCGACTCGACGATGATGGCGATCGCCCAGCAGATGCAGGATATGATCGACAATTCCCTGCGATTCCATGCGGAATTCTTGCAGGACACACAACCCGGCAGCTGCTATATCAACCGAGACTTCCTAGGCCAGAGGCTCGAAGCACCTGACGTGGCCGCACTACTGCAGCTGTACACGGCCGGCACTATCACGCAGAAGACGTTGCTGGACCGGCTTGCTGATGGCGAGATCCTGGGCGATGAATTTGAAGTCGAGGAAGAATTGGAGGCCACGCAACTTGATGGACTGGCAGCAGAGCCTGATGTACCGCAAGTGACGCCTGATCAAGACGAAACCGTTCTGCCCGAGTGATGACTAGTGAGCACGCCGACTGTTCTGTTCCGTAATGCCATCGACCTGAATAGGTACAGCAACAACGTATCTAGACGACTGGTCGAATCATACAACCGCATTATTCTGGAATCGCTGCGCGAGTTGGACGTGTTGGGCGTCGAGAACCCAACCTACCGGGCTGTTCGGTTACGGTCGATATTGGCACAGCTCAAAGAATCATTGGATGGATGGTCTACTGAAAGCTTGGACCTTCTGGCTGAAGAGCTGACCGGGCTTGCTGAGATCCAATCGACACAGGCTGCTGCCAACCTGCGGAATGTATTGCCACGCGGCATGCGCGATGCGGTCAACACAGTCGAGATCAGCCCTCAATTTGCCCGCTCTGTGGTCACGACTGATCCGCTTGACACTGGAGTGGCGGTGCTTAGCGACGAGCTAAGAGATGTACCTGCCGCATTCAGTTTGACGGCAAGGCAAGGTGCTGTGATCACGCTGCCTGGTGGTGGCACCGTGCAAAAGGCATTTCGAGGACTAGCAGAGCAAAATGCTGCTAGATACGGACAGATCATTCGCGATGGATTACTAACTGGCGAGACCACCGACCAGATAGTCAGGAGATTGACGGGTACACTGCGGTTTGGACAGCGAGCTAGATCTGCACGACAGCAAGCACAGGCAGGCGGGCAAGTGACCAGCCTGGCGAATCGGCAGGTAATGGCACTGGTGCGAACGACCATCAATCAAGTGTCGACTGCAGCCAGTCGGGCTACCTACGAAGCCAACCGCAGCATCACACCTAAATATCAATATGTGGCCACGCTTGACAGCCGCACATCACCAATCTGCCGTGAGCTTGATGGTCAGGAGTTCCCGTATGGCGAAGGTCCGACACCACCACAGCATTTCAACTGCAGATCTACCATCGTGCCGGTTGTAGATTTCGAGGCGCTGGGACTGCCCAAGCCACCTGAAGGCATGCGAGCTAGTGCGAAAGGGCAAGTGCCAGCCGACATGACATACGGCGAGTGGATCTACAGCATGCGCAATACAGATGAAGGCCGAGAAGAAATCAAAGCAGCATTCAAGACCAAAGCGCCATATTTCATGCATATGGCTAAGAAATTTGGGCCGAACCAGGCGATGCGCAAATTCTTGAGGGATGACGGGTCTGAAGTAACATTGGATGTACTTCGCAGACGGTACCCCAGTGTCTGAGATGCACTCAAAATACAAATTCACGCATCAAGGTGAGGCAGCACCCGCTTGCCCGCCGACCAAACCGGCAGCTAAGAAAAAAGCTGCAAAGAAAACCACTACCGAGGACGAGTGATGCCCAGCTACAAAGGACCCAAGAAACCGCCCCAATCCAAAATGGGTGGCAAAAAGAAGCCTATCAAGAAAAAATGAAAAAAGGCACCCGAGTAAGCTGGATGTACCAGGGCAAGCGCACCTTTGGTGTCGTGACAGGCTCAGGTGGCAAACGTGCCAGCATCAAGACCAAATCGGGTGGCACCGTCACGCGTGTGGGCTCTGATGATGATCCGGTGATCCGCATCAAGTCAGAGTCTACTGGAAATGCCGTACTCAAAAAGAAATCTGAGTTACGTGCTGCACCAAAGCGTAAGTGAAGTAAAGTAGATACGCAATCAACCCTGCGGGTTATTCATGGCCGAAGAACAGATCCAAGAGGCTGCGCCGACTGGTGACACTCCCGATGTAGATGGGCTCAAGAATAGCGTTTCAGCACTTGAGAAAAAGAACAGCGAACTGATCGCCGAGCTTAGAGCTGCCAAAGCTAAAGCACCCAAGCTGCCTGAAGGCGTCAATGTTGATGAGCTGCTGGAATTCAAGCGCAAGACTGAACAGGCGGAACTTGAATCGCAGGGCAAATATACAGAGGCACGGCAGGCTCTGGAGCAGCAATTTCGAGATGCCACGGCAGAAAAGGATCAACGTATCGCCGAGCTAGAAGCCCGTGTGCGGGAGCTTGAGCTGATCACACCTGCTGTCAGTGCATTGGCAGATGTGGTGCACGATCCAGACATGATCCTCAAAACCAAACTCAATAGCAGTCAGATCGAGCGTGAATCTGACGGCTCTGTAGTGGTGGTCGATGGTTACCAACGCACACCCGTAGCCGAATGGGCAAAAACGCTGCCTGCATGGATGCAAAAAGCACCTCAGCCACAAGGTGGCGGTGCACCAGTCGGCAGGGCAGCAGGTGAGATCCCGCCAGGCACAAAAAATCCATTCGAGCAAGGGCCGAATTTCAATCTCACCGAGCAGTCACGGCTATTCAGGACAGATCGGGCGCTTTATGACCGATTGAAGGCTGCCGCAGGGCGCTAAAGTGTACACGAACGTTTGATACGGCTGCGCCGTTCAAGCCAGGGCTGCGCCCACCACACCGTAAACCATTCTTGAGGATCAGTCATGGCGACTCTTCGCTCTGACATTATCATCCCCGAGGTATTTACGCCGTACGTCATCGAGCAAACCACACAGCGTGATGCCTTCTTGGCTTCCGGTGTGGTGCAGCCTATGGCCGAGCTGAATGCCACCGAGGGCGGTGATTTCGTCAAAGTTCCTTTCTACAAGGCAAATCTGTCTGGTGATTTCGAAGTGCTGTCTGACAGCTCTTCACTGACACCTGGCAAAATCACTGCTGATCAACAGATCGGCGTAATCCTGCACCGTGGTCGCGCTTTCGAATCTCGTGATCTGGCTGCGCTTGCAGCTGGCTCCGACCCGATGGCCGCCATTGGCAGCAAAATTGCTGACTACGTGGCGCATCAGCGTCAAAAGGATCTGGTCAGCTGCTTGACCGGTGCTTTTGGCAGCCTAAATGCTAACGACAGCAATTCTGCGCTGTTCAATTTGTGCATCGATTCTGAGTCTGGTGATTCACCCACCACTCTGAGCCCCCGCACTGTGGCTAAAGCTCGTGCACTGCTGGGTGACCAGGGCGATAAGCTGACC